TCAGGCCTCCTGAATATCGTGATATTCTTCGCACGCCTGCAGCGTGTTCTGAATAAGGGTGGCTACGGTCATCGGGCCGACGCCGCCGGGAACCGGCGTGATGTACGACGCGCGCGCGGCGGCATCTTCATAGACCACATCGCCAACCACTTTGCCGTTTTCCAGGCGGTTAATCCCGACATCGATCACGATCGCGCCTTCTTTAATCCATTCGCCCGGAATAAAGCCCGGTTTACCGACAGCCACGATCAGCAGGTCGGCGTTTTCGACGTGATGACGCAGGTTTTTGGTAAAACGGTGGGTGACGGTGGTGGTGCAGCCTGCCAGCAGCAGCTCCATGCTCATCGGGCGGCCAACGATGTTAGAAGCGCCAATGACTACCGCGTTCAGGCCGTAGGTATCGATATTGTAACGCTCAAGCAGCGTGACGATCCCTCGCGGGGTGCACGGACGCAGGCGCGGCGCGCGCTGGCACAGACGACCCACGTTATACGGGTGGAAGCCGTCAACGTCTTTGTCCGGCGAAATGCGCTCGAGGACTTTGACATTATCAATGCCGGCGGGAAGCGGCAGCTGAACCAGGATGCCATCAATAGCCTCATCGGCATTCAGCGTGTCGATAAGTTCCAGCAGCTCCGCTTCGCTGGTGGTTTCCGGGAGATCGTACGAGCGGGAGACGAAGCCTACCTCTTCACACGCTTTGCGCTTGCTGCCGACATAAATCTGCGATGCCGGGTTGCTGCCGACCAGCACGACGGCCAACCCTGGGGCACGAAATCCGGCCGCAACGCGCGCCTTCACTTTTTCCGCAACCTCAGAGCGTACCTGCTGCGCAATCGTTTTACCGTCAATAATTTTTGCTGCCATCAGAGAGAGGATTCCATCTGTATCTTTACGAAAGGGGGATGGCGATATTTTGTCAGAAGCCAGCCCCGCTGTCAGTCTTCGTTTAAGATTTTATCTTGCTTTGACGCTGCGGCGGCTGAAAAATGGGCCTGACCGCGCTGCGAATGGCGCAAAAAGGAGCCCGGGAGCCGAAGAAAAGTTAACGTGCAGAAACATAAACCTGGATAAACTTTATACTGCTTTTGCGGCATAAGCCGCCAGCCTGCACGGGCAAGCGCAGTTTCGCGGCAAAATACATTGACTCATCAGGCGTGGACCGTATAATTCCGGCGATTGCACATCATGAAGCTTGCTTCTCAATGCGCCCTTAGCTCAGCTGGATAGAGCAACGGCCTTCTAAGCCGTAGGTCACAGGTTCGAACCCTGTAGGGCGTACCATTAAGAAACAATAACTTACGCCAGTTTTAAACCAGCCTGATTTCCTCCTTGTGTCGTATTTGTGTCGCTAGCGCCAAAAATGGCGTCAATTTTTCGTGCGTGCTCGGTCAAATGGTTTGGCGCCAGGTGAGCATATCGGCGCACCATCTCGATGCTCTCCCATCCGCCCATTTCCTGCAAAACAGAAAGCGGGACGCCGGACTGAATCAGCCAGCTAGCCCAGGTATGCCGGAGGTCGTGAAAACGGAAATCCTCTATCCCCGCTTTTTTCAGTCCGGCGCGCCAGGCGTTATTGTCATCCACCCGCATTTTTCTCACCGCGGGCGTCAGCGTTCCGTCAGGGCGATGTTTTGCCGTGGTATGAACGAATACCCACCGGGAGTGTTTCCCTATCTGATCCCTTAATACCCTGCATGCGGTATCATTCAGAGCTACGCCAATCGCCTTGCCCGCTTTTGCGTTCTCCGGATTTACCCATGCAACCTTTCTCTGCATATCGACCTGCTGCCACTCAAGCCCGATGATGTTTGAGCGGCGCAGGCCGGTTGCCAGTGCAAATATCACCACTGGCTTAATGCTCTCCGGCATGCACTCGATCAACCGCTCAGCTTCCTCTCTGGTCAGCCACCGTATCCGTTTACTGATCGGCTTACGGGTTTTGATAACTGGTGCCGTTTTTATCCAGCCCCAGTCATTCGCCGCGGCCCTGAGCAGGGATCGAATGAAGGAAAGGTGTTGTGCCTTCGTCGCCTGAGAAACCTGCCGTGGTTTGTACTCCGGAACCGGCTTACCCTTACGCAACGCGGCATCGCGTTTACTCTCCCACACCTGCAGGTGCTTACGGTTGATCATCCCGTTAACGGCTTCGTGAATTTCCTCCACCGTTATTTTCGAGACATCCCGGCCGGAAAAATGCTGCAGCCAAAACTCTATTTTGGTTTTGTCATCATCCAGCGACCGCTTATGGTCTTTCTCCCGCAGCCACCGGATACAGCATTCTTCGAAGGTTTTAACAGGCAGCTCGCCGATCTGGTCAACCCGCCACGCCTCTGCCTTTAGCTTGTCGTGGAGCTCCTGCGCCTGCTTTTTGTCCCCCGTACCAAGAGATCGCCTAACTCTTTTCCCTGACGGCGTAAAGAAATGACAGTGCCACATGCCGCCTCTGAGGGTGATGGACATAAAATATCTCCTTTATGCTCACCCGCGTTCGCTCGTTTAGTTTCCTGCGGGGATGACAAATACGCAATACATGCCGCTTCGGTCGTTCTGTACTTGTTGCCGACCTTGCGGCCGGCGAGTTCTCCTGACTCAATCAGGCGGTAGATTACCCTCGCCGACACGATGAGTAAGTCGGCGGCCTGCTGAGCTGTTATCGGTTTATCTGACGCCATATCACCTCCGATGCCTACCGCGCAATTCATCTTCCTCCTGGCAATCAGCGCAGCGCTGACAGCCCGCCACCGCCTCCCTGCGCTGTTCTGGTATCTCTTCCCCGCAATCGCAGCAGTGAGTAGCCGAAACTGCGTTATGGTTGATGCGCATGTTCTGGATGGTCATTTCCAGCCGGCGCTCTGCCAGCTCGTTGGCCTGATCGATGATTTCTGCGCTCATGCGGCACGCTCCGCCAAAATTTCAGCTTTCTGTTCATCGTCGAGCATGTCATCCGATACTATGGCAACACGGTCACTACCGCTCCACGATACTGGCAAGCTTTCCTTGATGGCCTTATTCAGTGCATCGGCAGCATCACGCACTGCCTGAGGTAGACAGTAATAATCATCGCCTTCGGGCATGATTTCTTCGCAGTGCTGCTCTAAGTCGAACTCTGGAGGGTAATTAGGTTCGCAGATCAGGAGTTTCAATTCGCTTGGAAGAAGTGAGTGCTCCCAGCAGTAATCAGCCAAAGATTCAGCATCGAAAAAATATTGGTCATCATCAAAGATAACCAGCGGCTCGCCAGCCCAAACCACGCGTTCCAACTTTTCAAATGCAGCCTGACGGCTTATGCGGTGGCATTCTTCGCAATAGCCATTAATGACGTGAATAGGGTGTTCGTCAGGGAAGCTCTTGCATTTACGGTGCGTTGCACCACACCAGCGAGCCATATGCTCGTCATTACCCCAAAAGCGACCGTCACGCGCCACCCAGCCCGTTAACGTCTGGATGCTGGCTGCTTCATCACTGTCCATCATCACGATTTTTTCAGTTTTCATGTTCATGATTCCACTCCATACCGCCCATTCATGCGGCCAATAACACTGACAAATTTCACCAGGCTGACACCCATCGGCTTTACCTTCTCGTAGTGCTTACGAAGGATGGGGGGGAATACAGCGTTCCACTTCGGTTTAGGCTTTACGCTCATCGCTTTGGTTATCTCTTCTGCGCAGCGACGAGCCTGGGCGCGGAGAGCGTTTTCTTTTTCCTCTTGCGTCATGCTGCCTCCGCCTTCACTACGTCAATGGCGCATCCGGGGATCAGCTCAACGGAAGCGGCGGCGCACTGGTTGCCCCAGTGACTCCAGCCTTTCGCTGCGCTGCGACTGAACAGCTCAATCCGCGGCACGTCGCCGTAGAGCAGCTCCAGGCGGTGGCGAACTTCCCACGGTTTCTCGCTGTGCGCGCCGAGCGGGCTATATACCACTTGCTTAATGCCGGCGTGCTTGCGCTCCAGCCCAGCGCCGCGGGTGGCGATCAGCACGTCTTCGGTATTGGCGCGGGTATGGTTGCCGCCATTCATGCGCGTCTCGGCGTTCAGCAGGTCGAGGAAGTCGTAAAAGTCGGTGACGTCACCCTCAGCCAGAGCCTTGTTAATGCGCAGCTCGGCCAGTTGATTCAACTTCACCCAGGTAAAGCCCTTCATCGTGCGCACTGTAAAGCCCCAGGCCTCGGCAAGTTCGATTGCCTCCTGGTTATGCGTTCCGGTGTACCACATCGCCAGCACCGCGTTTTCGGCAGCAACTTCCCATACTGGCAGGCGCTTCAGGTCGATGAGTCGCATCGTCGAGTAGTGGTCCGCAGCGGCGCCGTTGCTGATTGTGTTCCCATAAGCCCAGGGCGGATCGGCATAAATCAGAGAGTATTTTTCGCTCATGCCATCACCTTCTTACTGTTCATCAGCTCAGCCAGGCGCTGAGCCTTTAATGGGTTTTTGATAACGTCGCCGCTTGGGGCGATCCATCCCCGGCGATTGATGGAATAGGGAAGAGTGATACTTCCTACGGTGATTCCGTCGTGGTGATGTTTCATTTTTCCTCCCGAGGGATTCGATAAATTTCCCCACCAATTAGCCCGTCACCCCATTTCTCTACAAAGAGGTAGGGAATTACCTGCTCAAGTTCAGGCGCTGAAATGAATACCTCGCGCATTTCAAGAGCCGGCGCCCATCCTTCGTAATAAGGATCGTGATAGTTGAGAGTTATTCCGGCTGTATGACCAAGAGCACCCTTTGCTGTCTGCCAGCGGTGAAACGCTGTGATGTTGTTACGCGCGTCCTTGCGCAGGATGGACAGGATTGATTCAGCTGTTACTTTCATGGCTGCCACCACTTGCGGCTTGTTTCAGCTCTCTCAGGCGGATGCCGGTAACGTCCCTGCACTTCGTCTGATGCTCAGGGAAGCCATGAAGGCCGTTCCATGCTTTCCCGTAGTTATCCTGGAGGGCCTTCGGATCGTTCTCTGAGCCTGCGTAAGCAGTGAAATCAGCGAGAATCTGATCTGCGTCGGCGGGCCTTACCTGGTGAGCCTCATAGTCAGGGTCCACCGTCGTCTCTTCTGTAGGGATGCAGAACGCCTGAAAGGCCGCATATTTGTACGCAATCGACATGGCCTTGTTCGTTGCTTTATCGCCGCTGTCCATCGCCTCGCCGTAGGTGACGACGGTATGAATGCTGCCGTCCTCCGTGCTGACAAAGTCGAACTCTGCCCGGACGGTCACATAAAACAACGCCCCACCATTTTTGCTGGTTCGCTCACAGCATGACCGCTCAGTACACCGTGGGAGGATCAGCAACTTGTGCTTAACCAGAGCAGGGGCCAGAGCGTTGTAAACGTCATCAATCCCACGGAATGCGTAGTTGACCTGGCTTCCCTGTTTTCTGGCCTTGCTGATACCTTTCTCTGCCAGCTCACCGGCTACCGAGCTGATGGCCGCATAAACTTTTTTCTCCGTCATTGAAAATTCCCCGCAAATTCATCCCAGCTGATCACCGGGTTCTGCCGTTCCGCAGAAAGGTTTACTGGTTCTTCATCGTCGAAATCACGTTCGCCAATTGCATCGCTCATCAGCTGAATGAATTTTTCGTCATCCCATTTTTCCGCCGCGCTCATGCCGCTTTCTCCCGATGAGTAATGACGTAGCCATGCTCCGCCAGACATTCGATCACCACGTCCCAATCCAGTTGCATGAGGACTTCACGACTATTAACCGTCCCCGACAGCACAACGTCTTCCAGCTCGACAGTTAACGTGTTATGCGGGCCTACAGATGTGCGCATGTCTGTGCATTCACATTTGATGTTCATAAGCACCTCAGTAGCTGATCCCGGTATGTGGGATATTTCCGTCTTTAATCGCAATCAGGACTTCAATAGCCTGATCGCGGGTGAGGCTGGTATTGGCCAGCAAAGCCTTGACGATTTCAGTCCCCACAAACTTGCGGTGCTTAACGTCGGCTTCGCGGCGAGCCTGCTCATCTGCTTTGCGCTTCTCCTCAGCCAGGCGGGCTTGTTCGCGTTGCTCTGCCTCGCGGCGGATGCGATCGGCTTCTTCCTGTGCTTTGCGCCGCTCGGCTTCAACTGCGGCCTTTTTTTCAGCCTCTGCTTTCTGCTCGGCTGCAATGCGATCTCGCTCTGCCTGCTCAGCTTGTGCTTTCAACACAGCTTCACGATGCGCCGCCTCTTCACGTTCACGCTGTGCGCGCTGCTCAACTTCGCGGGCTGCTGCGGCGGCTGCCATTCGCTTAATTTCCTCTTCATGGGCAATGCGCTGGCGCTCAGCCTCAGCTGCTTTATCTGCCTGCTCACGGTCGAAAGCGTCATTCATCAGCAGAGCCATTTCGTGGTCAGACTCAATCCGAGCTGCCAGCTGCCGATCGAAGTCTTCATTCATGGCCAGCGCTTCGGCATGCAGTGCGTTCATGGCTTCTTCTGCCTTAATGCGTTCCTGCTCGGCTTCCCATTCAGTCAGTGGGCGACGTGTTGCATCGCGCAGCTCGTCACATGCGTCAACGAACCGCTTAATTTCCGCCTCAGCAGGGCGCACAGCCTCTTTAAGACGTTTCAGGTACTCGCGCCCCGGCTTCTCGATTGCCGTCTTGCTGCGTGATACCTGCGCCGCCAGAGAAGCGACACGGTCACGACCTTTCTTGGTGGTCAGGTCCGGAACCTCGTTCACGGCCTGGCGAATCTGCTCCAGGTAAGCGTCAAGACCGCCAGCCCGGTACAGGGCAGGCGCCTGTTCTGGTTTTATTTCGATGACGGTTAAATCCATTATTTCGCTCATGGTTTCCCCTGAAATTTGGTTGTAAGAATCCCGGCACCGTAATGGCTGCCTGATAGCTCAGCTAAATTCTTCGTTTCGATTACCGGCTGAGACCTTGTCCCAACCCGTTCAGATAAACTTCAACCAGCAAGTCGGTTGTGTAAGTCCGCTCAATCCCGCGATGCAGGTACAGGCGGCCGCGTTTATTTGCTGATGCTGTCCAGGTGCTTTCCCGATGCTTAACCAGCATCCCTGGCAGAACGGCGCCGCGGTTAACGGTCTGTGTCCCGTAATGATGACTAACCATTGAACACCCCCGTAACGTGCAGAATTTTGATAATCAACGCTGTCCAGATGACGCCGCAGATCAGCAGGCAGTAAATCAGTGAACGAATGCCTTGTTTGCTCATTTTCCACCCCAGCATGAGAAGCTAAAAAACAGGACAGCAACCAAAAACGGAACGACCTTTAACCAAAAATTACGCCATGCAGGCTTGTCTTCTTCGCGGATCATCTCTTCACCTTTGCCTTATCGCGGCTAACGGAGCGTTGTTACCTATTACCGGCGCCAACGTTGTTGTTTGGATGAGTTAATTTAAAACCATAGTTGTTTTGCAGTCAACAACAATAGTTGTTTAAATGGCTATTATAGTTTTATTTGGTTGTTTTTATTGGTTATTTATTTTTGTAAAGCGTGCTGTTATGCTCAAAAAAACATCAGATAGGGCAAGATTATGGGGCTAGGTATGGATATGGAGCGGGATGAGTTACTGGAAGACCGTGCAGCGTTTATCGCTGGCGAAATCGGCGGGGCTGTCGTTGAGCTGATAATCGACGGTGCGACAATTGACCGTGACGCTATTGTCGAACGGCTGGAGGCAAAGCGACGCTCTGTAGGCAATGTCATTCACAAGGGGTTGCTGCGTGATGCGGCGGAGTTCGCAAGGAAGGGGCATTAAAAACCCGGATCGGTGGCCGGGTTATTTAATGAAATATTTAGAAAAAACAGCTAGTAACACGGTTATCACTATAGCTGTAATGATTTTCCATGTTTGAGCATTCAACTCCTTATGTAGCTCTGTCTTTACTGACTGAATATCTTCCTTGGAAGCTAGCTTGTCTTTGATGATTGCAACATCGGTTACAAGGGTTGCGACTTTGTTTTCAAGTTCTTTCACTCTCTGAAGCATATCGTCTCCTCCGCCCCCTCCATCATCATTATTATGTGGTTGAGGGATTCGTTCTTCATCTTCAGGCCTCAGCTTGTACATCCTTGCTGTCACTATTGATCCCTCAACGTTGTTTTAACGATTACTATAGAGCAAGTCTTTTCATCAACCAAATGCTGCCTGCTTTGTTCATCTATTTCAAATAACTCCAAAGTTATGTCATATGTACCTGGGGTTGTAGGCTTAACTCCTTTTAGATGCAACTGAGTTCCAACAAGGAGACTGTTCTCATCAGGTTTTGTGAACATAAAATTTTGCGAATGATTTTCGTCATTGTTTGCGTTCGAGTCTAAAACTGAATCACCGTTATGCTTAACGTCAAGGGTAGTTACATACTCTTTTGATGAATCTAGGAAAACAGCCATAGTTATATAAAAAGACAAGGGAGAATCAAAGCTACCTACTGTTATAAGTGGCGTTGGAGCCATATAGGCTGTTATGGCAAGCCCCGCCTGGACTAGCGTGGGATAGAGGATAAGAATTTTTTCTTCAATCATGAACTGCACTCCTTGCTGTATCAACCGTGTTTACGGTAAGTCTGCGGCATACTGCCAATCACCTTGCCGAACACGAACACCCGGTTCATCTCGTCTTTCTCGATCGGGTCCCATGGCGTATAAATCTTGTTGTCTGAGATAACCAGCAGCTTGTCTTTCATCTTCTGCAGGCGCTTAACATGTGCCGTATCGTCGTACAGGAACGCGTAAATACCGTCGCCGTCAAAGCTCTTAACGCTGATGTCCACGAACAGCAGATCGCCAGGCTCAATCGTGCCAGACATGCTATCGCCGCGGACGTTGATAATCCTGATGTTCTCGGCCTTGCGACCATCGAACATGTGGCGAGCCTCTGCCGGTGCATATTCAACGGAGTGGAGAATCTCGACGAACTCCTGGTTCACAATGCCCGGGCCCGCACTGACGGCCAAATCCAAAATGTCGACCCTGAATACATCCTGGTTTGTGCGTGATGGATTTTTATCACTTTCACGATCAGCACTCATGGCGCCAGTTCCTGAGGAAAGCCACTCAGGTCTAACCCTTAAAGCGTTAGCTATATCGAGCAATTTTGTGGTCTGAGCAGCCCTTCCAGTTTCAATCTTCTGGATCGCAGCCTGGCTGACCCCGACAGCCTCGCCCAGAGCCTTCTGGGTCATGTCTGCCGCCTTTCTGGCTTCTCTTAATCGTTCTGCAAGTGTCGTTTTCATCTTCTCAATTTACAACCATGGTTTTATAGCGGCAAACGAAAATGGTTGTTGACTAAATACAACTAAGGTTTTATTCTTTGTTTGTATTTACTACGGAGGTTGTCATGAACCCAACCATTAAAACCGCAATCAATATTGTCGGCTCTCAGAAAAAGCTTGGTGAAGCCTGCGATGTTTCACAGCAGGCGGTTTACAAGTGGCTCCACAACAAGGCAAAGGTTTCGCCTGAACATGTAAACAGCATCGTAAATGCAACTAATGGGGAGGTTCAGGCGCATCAAATTAGACCAGACCTTCCAAAGCTATTCCCTTCGCCGAAGGGCGTTCCGGCCGCCTAACTGGCGGCCATTCCTAATAACACCAGAGGAAGTATCACAAATGGAGAGTTCAACGACACGCAACAAAGTGGAGGCTCGCAGGATAGAAAGCTGGTTACACAGCCAGATAGCTGAACTGGGAACCACGAATATCGCCAAAGTGGCCGGAGTGAATAAGTCGACGGTAAGTCGCTGGCGGGAAAGTCTGCTACCGAACATGTCGCTGCTGCTGGCCATCCTGATTTCTAACAGGCCGGGAGAGAAAGGTGATTTTGAAGCATGAGTGGGAACAGAAAGGCGAAAGCCGCAGTGCGGTAACACTAACGGCTTTCAGGTGCAAAAACGAAGAGGTAATTGCGAGGTAATTATGCCTGGTAAATCTGTAAGAGTAAACAATCCGGAGGTAGCACGTGAGCATGTCACTTATGGCGAAAGCAATGGGGGTCAAAGTGGGAAACTCACTGCGTAAGCTCGTTCTTATCAAGCTGGCCGACAACGCCAATGACAAGGGCGAATGCTGGCCTTCTTATCAACACATTGCCGATCAGTGCGAATGCAGCAAATCCGCTGTTCGCAACCATATTGACGCGCTTGAGGATATGGGGCTACTCAAGCGTGAAAATCGCGTTGGGGTTAACGACGGGAAGGGTAATACATCCAACGTGTATTATCTGAACCTTAATGCTACCCCTATGCCATCAAAAAGCACAGGGGTATGCCATGAAATAGCACCCCCTATGCCATCTGATGGCACACCCCCTATGCCACCAGATGGCACCAGAACCAGTCACTCTTTTGAACCAGTCACTGAACCAGACTCTCTCTCTGCGCGAGGGCAGTTTATCAGCGAGGCTGCAAAGCGACGGATCGGGATTTCACCCAACGGGGAGATACCTTTCCCTCCTGCCTTCAAGCCATCGGCAGATCACATTGCGATTGCCTCGGAAAAAGGGATCAACATTGAAACCGAGTTGCTGAACTTTCGTGATTATCACCAGGCCCGCGGCACAAAGCTGATCGACTGGAACTCGGCATTCCGGGTATGGCTCAGGAACGCGAGAGTCAATCCGCTTTCCGGGCGCCAGAGAAGCGAACCTGATTCCCCACACTGGAACAGCCCTGAAGGCTGGAAGGACTTCATATGACCACACAGCTTATGACCGCGATCAGCAATCGCGATGGTGATGCGCTGGCCAGAATGGCCGCAGGGAGCACGGAGCCGCAGAGGCTTCTCGATTTCGAAGCTGAAAGGCTGGTTGACTCTCTGTTCCGTCAGCTGAAGCAGATCTTCCCGGCGTCTACCCAGACTAACCTGCGGACCGACGCCGAAGAGAAGACAGCGAAGCGCCAGTGGATTGCCGCTTTTGCCGAAAACGGAATCCGCACCCGCGAACAGCTATCTGCCGGCGTGCGCCATGCGAGAGCCAGTGAGTCGCCGTTCTGGCCATCGCCGGGGCAGTTCATCAAGTGGTGCAAGGACAGCGGCACCGTGCTCGGCGTGACTCTTGTCGACGTGATGAACGAGTTCCACCGCTACAGCCGTGAAAAAGGGCTGCATACCGGCGGTGCTGAGCGCTTCCCGTGGTCTCACCCTGTCATGTACTGGGTTGTTACCGATACCCGGCGAGCAATGTACCAGCGCCAGCTCAGCGAGGCAGAAACCGAGAAATATGCCGCCAAGAAACTGGAAGACTGGGCACTGAAAGTCGCCGCCGGAGAACAAATACCGTCACCGGTACTGGCTCTGGAGAACAACCAGGAAGTGATCCCCACAAATCACGCCAGCAGGCAGCGCGGTTATCACCCGGAAGGCAAAAGCTTCGGATGCATGCCAAGTGCCGCATCACTCGGCGCTCTAACCCCGGCTCAGTGGCTGCGAGACGAATACCTGATTGGCAAAGAAAAAGGGCTGATTCAATGAAACGTATATCCGGTACTCAAATCGTCATCAATTTTATCGGCAGCAATCCCGGTTGCACTTTTTCAGAGATACGCACCGGAACAGGCTTGCACTCTTCTGTCGTTAACTCAGCTATCTGGGCCACGTTTAACGATGGCCGAGTTTTGCGAGCAGGTGAGCGCAAAGGCTATCGCTACACCCTGGCCGATAAGACAACCGTAACCGAAAGCACGTCGTCGGATTTTCAGTTTAGCAATCATCATTGCGGCGCCAACAAGCTGACCAACCTTTTTAACCAGTGCCTGGCGGGAGTAAGAAAATGAACATCGAAACAGTAAACGAGCTCATTCAGTCGCTGGAGAGTGCGGGCGAGCTGTCGATCAAAGAGACAAAGGTTATGGCGCTGGCGAGAGCTTACCAGCAGCTGGCTGCGGAGAATGCCTATCTTCTCAGCGGAGCAGCCCGTGAACTTAACACTTCATGGATGTTCCACAAAACGATGCTGGGTGCTCAGGCGGCGCTGGCTTGCCTTTCGCTTGGCAGGGAGTCCGCTGCTCGCGACTGGCTGGAAGGTACTACAGACGAAGCTGGGGCCGATATTCCCGTTGATATTACCGTTGCTGGCCTGCAGGCATGGTTCGACAGCCAGATGGTCAGCAATGACGGGAAAAGCGGATTCCTGACCAGGAAGGAAGCCGAAGAGGCTATCCGTAAGGCGTGCCCCGCCACCGACGCCTTCCTGGCCGGGATTAAGGCTGATGGGGTGGAGGAGTTCGTATCCAACACCGTGCATAAGATTTTTGATGAAAGCGAAGCAGTATCAGCTTTGGCTTACCTTTCCCTGGCTAATTCACACGTGAAGCAGCTGCGCGAGGGGGCCGATAAATGCTGAAACCAAACCACGTCTATATCGAGGTATCTCATAACCAGAGTGGTGGACTGTCTCTCTGTGTCAGTAATGACAGTGGTGGCTACCGTATTTCAGGCGACAAAGTTGGCGGGTGCGAGGCGTTGGCGCGGTTTGAGGTTAACGCTGCGGAGCTCATTGCACAGATTTTCGAGCATATGAGCGCAGAGGGGGCCAAATGAGCAACTTCGATACTTCATCACAAGTTAAGGCTCACAAGCTACACCGCTGCTCTGAATGTTATGGCGCCATTAATCCCGGTGATACCTACGAGAAGGTGTTTGTTGTCCAGGATGGAGATGCGAGCAACTTCAAGACATGTCAGAAATGCACAGAAGCACGCGACTGGCTGCTTAACGAAACTGATTGGCCTGACGATATCGACGGCGAAGGGCATTCGCTTTTCTTCACGATGCTTCGTGACCACCTCCGTGAGCAAGGCCGTGAAGGCGACCGCAAATACGCATTTCGAGCGTATCGGCTTGTCGTCCTGATGGGTAAGCGCCGTATGGCTTATGCCAACGCATACAACGCGGAGACCGTGAAAATCCGCGATTCTCTTGCTCAAGGAGTCTCAGCATGACAACTGATATCACCAAACTGGCGCAGAGGCTGGCCACCTGCGCAAAGGAAGACACATATGCGGTTCTATCGCCTGCTGATTGCGGCACGCTGGTAGAGGCGCTGGAGAAGGCGCAGCAGCGCATCGACTCCCAGCGCGAATGCTATGATGGCGTTATTGCAGATGGTGGTAAGCGCATCGCCGAGCTGGAGTCCCGCACCGTGAAGCTGCCGAAGCCACACGCTCACTTAATCTGGATTCAGGCAGGCCATGCGCCAGATGATTACTGGGATGATGTAGCGGTATCTCACAGCGAGAAAGACCACTGCTGCGATGGTTCCGAACGTTATCCGGTTTATGCACGCTGGGAAATTGAAGAGATGCTGTCCGCCGCTGGCATCAAGGTGGAGGCTGAGTGATGGATACTAAAGAATTACTGGAACACATTGACGCCGGGGACTATTACGAGGCCAGTTGCTTGCTCGATGAAAAATGCCCAGGCGCAGCGCGCAAATTTAAGCACCTGACTAAAGGGTTAGCCGAGTTACTTAAGGACGTTCAGAAAGAGTTCCCTGACGCGAATTTTTACACCGCTTCCAGTGGTTTTAATTTGTTGCTGGGTAGCGCAACTGACTGCAATAGCGCTGAGGGTAATCAGTTAATTGCTATTTCTGCCAGTGGATATCTTAGTGTTGGCGACGGAGATTTTTAAATGACCAGCAAATTAACCAGAGAAGAGAATGTTCAGGCTGTCTTTGATTTAAAAGCCGGCTACACATTGGGGCTCGCCGATGTAGAGATTCTCAAGCGAGTGGCCCGCATGGCGCTGGCCGCAATGGACAGCGAGTCTGGGTGTTTGCCTCTCGACTACCTGCAGGGACACAAAGACGGTCTGGAGTGGGCCGCTCGACTGGCAGAAGCCAATCACCCTGACACCGGAGACTGGCTTTACGATGACCCTATTGAGCTGGCAAAAGCCATTCGCAAAGGTCCAGATATGCCGCCAGCGCAGCCGGTAGAGGACAGCGAGCCGGATCGCAATCCTGTGCTGGCGTATGCCGACAGTTATCGTGATATGGCGAAGCAAGGCGTCCAGTCAGTCCCAATATGGAGCGTTATTACCGACCTGGAGCGAAACATAGCTCCGCTCTATCGCCACGCGCAGCAGCCGGTGGTGCCTGATTATCCCGAAACATTACCATGCCCCGTATTGCTGGAGCTTGGCCTGCGCTTCGGGAAAGGCGTGAAAACCAGACTGGTACTGGATGCCATTCAGCGCAGGGCCGAGCATTCCGCCGAACTTGAGGCTATGACGCCAGAGGAGCGGGCTGAATATGATGCTGGTATCGAAGAATTTAAAGCTATGCTGCCGCAGCCAGCGCAGCCAGCGCAGCCAGCGCCGGTAGTGCCAGATGAGAGCTATCAGCAACTAAGCGATTTGTATCACGCGCAGGAAAAGCGACTGTTCAAAATTGCACAGCGCATCAAAGGGTCAGCTTTCGACAAATACTCGCACTCGCCATCGCAGGCTATCGATGTACTGGAGGCGGCTATATTTGGCGATAATGACGCCTGCCGCGCCGCCATGCTCCAGGCTCAATCTGAAGATGATGACGGCGAACCAACCGACGATGAACGCATTATGGCTATTGAGGGCATTCATAACTGCGAACGGTGCAGTGATGGAGGGTGGGTTATCGGTGAAATGGGTATCACGCGCTGTGCGTGTGGCCAGGCTGGCAACTCTCCGGTAATCCCCGGAGCAGAGCAACGCATCGCTGATGCGGTTGAGCTGCTGAAACAGGCCGCTCCGGCAATGCTGGCTGATAACGGCGGCCCTGATGGTCCCTTGGTTGGCAGGTTGAAGTCTCCGGTAATTCCGGATGGTTCAATGGCCATGCTTCGGCGCTGGTTGGCATTTGGTCGCGGTATGCAAAATGCAGGAAGCCAGTTACCTCGCAACCTGATTGCGGAAACTGAGGAAATGCTCGCAGCCGCCCCGCAACCACAAAACGCACCACAAAATATTCCTGAAATTATTCCGGGATGGATTCCGGTAAGCGAGCGGATGCCGGAGCGTGAGTACGTTCTGGCTGCCGACTTCAGTGGAAAGCATTACTCGCCATGCCAGCCTAATATGCAAGTAGGTATTTATGCTGATTGGTTTGATGATGGCAATCCTACGTGGGATGACGGCGACGGGAATGACCTCCATCTCAAGCGGGTAACCCACTGGATGCCGCTGCCAGCCGGTCCGAAGGAGGTGAAAAGTGAATAAGGTCGAACTGCTTCAGAAGATATCGGCGCTCGCTACTGAATGCCACACGCTGGCCTGTGAGCTTGATATTGGTGACGAGCGAACCGAAATGTTCGAAATCTACGGCGTACTGCACAACCTCGGTCGCCGCGGGTACGCCAGCCAGGTAGGGCGGCGCATGAATCCGCTGCTCGCTTCCTGCGATGACGACGAGGATGAGGAAGATGACGATTGGGATGAGGAAGATGACTGATGCCTAAATCCCCCGCAGAACGCAAAGCCACCTGCTAATCTCAACCCCTCTCCGGAGGGGTTTTTATCGTATATGCTCATTTTGCTTTTCTCCCCGGGAAGGGCGATAATGACCTAGTCAGCCTGAGCAACTGACACGATTATCCGGCGCCAAGTGGGGACACATGGCGCACAAAACCTTAAAGCAATCCCTGTCACCGATGGCGAAAGTCACCGGAGATTTTCTGCATTCATCGTTTGACCTCTCAGGAGGTGAAGCGTGAAACAGCAATTCCACCTCGTCAACGACGCTATCAAACAGAACGCCATCAATTTCATTCGAGAATTGCCAGTGGATGCCAGGCGCCCTCTGATTCTCGATATCAAGGAGATGACGCGCACTCTCGAACAAAACAAGAAAATGTGGCCGCTCCTGAAAGACCTGTCAGATCAGGTTGTCTGGTTCGGTAACAAATACGACTCCGACGACTGGAAAGACCTCATTACTGCCCTGGTGGCCAAATCGAAAAAACAAGAGCAGCGCATGGCCCCCGGGCTGGATGGCGGCGTTGTGATGTTCGGTCAGCGTACCAGCAAAATGACAGTGCGCCAGATGGTTGAAGTCATCGAAGCGATCTACTGGTTCGGCACTCAACAGGGCGTCAAGTTCAGTGAAAAGTCCCGCATTGAAATCGAATGGGCCAAGCGCTGGGGAGAATCCCATGCATAGTCCCCTCGCCAAAGTAATGGAGCGCTCAATCTTCCGCATTCCTGCTCGCCGCAAGCGCAAAGCCGAAGTTAAACCTTCCGACATCCCGACGCTGAAAGGCTATACGGCCCGTCTGGTCGACAAGAAGTGGCTCTGCCTGAGAGCAAGGAGGCCACATGCTTAATCGTACTCAGCGCCGCTGCAAAATCTGCCGGGCGAATTTTACCGCGGCATTTGAGAATCAACGCTGGTGCTGTCCTGAGCATGGCGCTGAATTTGCCATGCAGGAACTGGAGAAGAAGCGCGAGAAGCAGGCACAGGCAAAAGCGAAGAAAGAGCGCGCAGCCTGGCGCAAGCGCAAAGCAGCGGTGAAACCACTCCGGCACTGGGAAGATATGACCCAGCGCGTCGTTAACGACTATATCCGTGAGCGTGACCACGATCTGCCGTGTATCAGCTGCGGCACGTTCGAGACGGTTCAATGGGAGGCCGGGCATTACCGATCCCGCGGTAAAGCATCGCACCTGCGCTACAACGAGGACAACATTCACAAGCAGTGTCATCACTGCAACGTGCAAATGTCAGGTAACCAGCAGCAGTACCGCATCGCTCTGGTAGAGAAAATCGGCGCTGAGCGCGTCGAGGCGCTCGAAAACAACAACACCCCTCACCGATACACTATCGAAGAACTGGAAGGCATCAGGCGCCATTACAGCGCGCTACGCCGTGCGCTCATAAAACAACGGGAGGCCGCATGAGCACAGAAACCGAAATTGAACTGGGAAAGGTTGTAGCTTTCCCAGCGAAGAATAACGACCTGCAGGATGGGCTCGTTATTCAGCGCGAAGGTAAGAAGGTGATGTGTCTGCACTCCACCGTTTGGGTTAACGAAAAGGACCGGACCTTACGCTGCAGGAAGTGCGAAACATTGATAGAGCCTTTTGACTTCCTGATGACGCTTTGTGACCAGGAGTCTCGCTACATGGAAAGCGTGAAATATCTCCGACGGGAAGAAAAGCAGCGCCGCCAGAACATCGAGAAACTCATTCAGATTGAGAAGAACGCAAAGTCCCGAATTCGCCGTGCCGGGGATAAGTCTCCGCTTCCTCTCTGGCAGAACGAGAGGGTTGACGAATGAGCCGTGACGTTATCGAACGCATCCGCGACCGCTGGCAAAAGCTCCGCCTCTGCCGGCACCGCGGCACCGTACTGGTTGACTACCGCATACTGAGAAATTTCGTTCGCATCTATCAGACCCTGGGAGAGACAGCATGATTAACACTCAATACCTCCAGTATGTTCGCCAGCAGCTGATAGTGGCCACCGCCGATCTAAGCGGCGCGACGAAAGGGCAACTGGTGGCCTTTGCAGAGAACGCGCAATTCACCGCTACGGCGCGCAGCCGGGGAAGGAAAAAGGTATTCGATAAGGATAATCAGCGCATGGTGAATCCGGACGGCCCGCCGATGGCCGGCAGCCAGTCCCGCGCGAAAGGTTCCGCAATCGCCCTCGTTCTACCAATAGAGTATTCGACAGCTAGCTGGCGCCGCGCGCTGCTGTCACTGGAAGAGCATAAGAAAGCCTGGTTGCTCTGGAACTACAGCGACAATATCCGCTGGGAGCACCAGGAGACGATCACCCGCTGGGCATGGGAGCAATTCAGCGAGAAGCTGGCCGGTGCGCGTGTCGCAAAGAAAACGGTTGATCGCCTGCGTCAACTTATCTGGCTGGCGGCGCAGGACGTCAAAGCCGAGCTGGCAGGCCTGGAAACTTATGAATACCAAAAGCTTGCTTCCCTGGTCGGAGTGACCCCCAAGAACTGGTCAGAAACGTTTACGGAGCGGTGGGAGGAGATGAAAACCACCTTGCGGCGCCTTGATAGCGATTCTCTTTTGCAGGTTACGCGATCACGTTCACAACAAAAGGCGACAAATTTAGATGTAAGTCTTGCAAAACTGGATTAAATGCGTCATATTTAAGTCTACTTTGATATGCTGCCTTAACTTTAAGTGGCGGCAAGAAGATGATAATCACACACCAGTTTGCAAAGTTAGCCTCGGCATCCGCCGGGGCTTTTTTATGTCCGCAATCCGGTCAGGGCTCTTGAGTGAATACGTGCCGCACTACACGCTGAATCTCATACGCGAGAGCTCTGAACCAGATTGCTGATTTAGCTCAGCAGGTAGAGCGTCTGCCTTGTAAGCAGGATGTCGGCGGTTCGATTCCGTCAATCAGCACCAGAACTGAGCAAAGGCTGAAGGGCCTAAAATAAGTCTCTACCGGTACCAGGTTGATCACCTGGTCGTTGCTCCACGAAACGGAGCCCATAACAGATAAGAGCATTGTAAGTAGCATATCTGGGAAATGCGGCTTATGCAGATGCGGTTCGATTCCGCCGCAGTGCTCTTTACGTTGTGGTGAATGCGCAGGCTGATGCGCGACCGTTTACTCATGCGAGGTTGGCACCGTCGACACGGAATCTAGCATGAACGCCAAGCCGGAGATCAGCACCGGCCATCACAGCTATATCCCCTGCCTTGGGACCCTTACGGCTACCGCGCCGTCATTTTTACCCTTGGTATTCCTTCCCGCCTTGTGCGGGTTTTTTATTATCAGGCCCCGCAGGAATCATCATCGACATGCTTCGTTGTTAAATCCAGCCTGACGGGCCTGACCCTTTTCAAACACACAGCTTCCCGATCTTTAATCGGAGGCGGTAACTATGGCTAAACGTATGCAAGACAAAGAGAGCATTGCCGGGATGTCCTGGCTGGTTCTGCTGATCATTGCTTGCTGGGGTGGACTTGTCCGCTACCTGATAGATGTGAAGCAGAGCAAGGCAACATGGAGCTTGATCAATGCTCTTGCCCAAATGGTGGTTTCAGGGTTTACCGGCGTTATTGCTGGTCTGGTGAGCATTGAAAGCGGACTGAGCATTTACATGATACTGGCCACTTCCGGAATTAGCGGGGCAATGGGTTCTGTTGCTTTGACCTATTTCTGGGAGCGCATTACCGGAGTTAAGGCGCCATGACAGCAGATCAGATTATCGAGGGCATCCTCGGTAAAGAAGGGGGTTACGTAAATAACCCGAATGATAAAGGCGGCCCAACGCGCTGGGGTATCACGCAGACTACCGCCCGCGCATATGGTTACGCAGGTGATATGAAGGCGTTACCACGGGAAACCGCCAAAGCCATTTACCTGTCGCAATACTGGACAGAACCGAAGTTTGACCGCATCGCCGAGTTGTCTCCAGCCATTGCGCAGGAGTTATGTGATACCGGCGTGAACATGGGGCCGCGTGTCGCCAGTACATTCCTGCAGCGCTGGTTATCGGCGCTGAATATGCAGAGCAGGCTTTATCCGGACCTGAAGCCGGACGGTGCAATCGGCAACATCACCATCGCCGCCCTGAAAAGTTATCTCGCAGTTCGCGGCAAAGATGGCGAAACCACGCTGCTTAAGGGGCTGAATTGTAGCCAGGGTGCCCACTATCTTGAGCTTGCTGAAGCTCGGGCGGCAAATGAAGATTTTCTCTATGGTTGGGTAAAGGAAAGAGTGGAACTATGAACTATCTCATTAATCGGCTGAAAGAGCCTTCAACCTGGCGCGGCATCATCCTGGTCATTGCTGGCGTATTTGGTTATCAGCTGCCTCCGGGCATTCAGGAAACCGTCATCGCTGGCGGCGTAGCACTGGCTGGGGTTGTTGGCGCGGTGATGCCGGACAGCGTTAAGAAATGACCGCGCGATAGGCATTACAGAGCCACTTCAAGAGGTGGCTCGATAATGTCAAGGCGAGGACCAAATTATGGCAACACCGGACTGGGAGGCCATCGAATCGGCATACCGGGCCGGAGTCCTTAGTCTCCGTGATATAGGCGATAAATACGGCGTTACTGAAGGTGCTATCAGGAAGAGAGCGAAGAAGTTTGAGTGGGTACGCAAGGCCGGTACGCAGGTACGCAAAAGTGGTACGCAAAAGAATAAGGCGCGTACCAGCGAAAAGCCCGCCAGAGCTGGCCGTACGCAAAAAAGTACGCAACCAAAAGCAGAACCTCCACCAGATACGAAACCGATACGCGGGGTGCGTACCGATCCGCCGACTAACCCATTTCAACCCGGTAACCAGCAGGCGTTAAAGCATGGTGGTTACGCCCGTCGCCTTCTGCTCAAAGATGAGGTCATTGAAGACGCGAAAGCGTTGACACTCGAAGACGAATTATTTCGCCTTCGGGCTAACAACCTTGTCGCTGCAGAGAATATTGGCCGGTGGTTGACCAAGTTGGAAGATGCTGAAGGGGACCAGGAAAGAAAGGTGTTGATGGAAAATATCAGCGCCGCCGAGAAGGCGATGATGCGCAATACCGTTCGTATTGAGTCGATCGTCGGCACGCTGGCGACAGTAGGCAAAATATTTGCTGATACAGACTATCGCAAGGCTGCTACTGATAAGGTGTCGCTGGAGGCCGATCGTCTTCGCCGTGATGCAGGTATTGATGATGGCAACGGAGAGCGTGACCTCAATGACTTCTACTCTGACATCCAAACCGACACTGAATCCGGTTCTGCGTAGCTTCTGGACTACGCAGGCGCGTAACAAAGTGCTTTATGGTGGCCGGTCATCGTCAAAATCATGGGATGCCGCTGGCATTGCCATATTTCTGTCGAATAAATACAGCCTGCGCTTTTGCTGTGCGCGTCAGATTCAGAACAAAATTGAAGAGTCGGTGTACACCCTGCTCAAGATTCAGATAGACCGCTTTGGCCTGCGGCATCGTTTCCGCATTCTGAACAACAAAATCATTAACCGTGTGACCGGGTCTGAATTCGTGTTCTATGGGCTCTGGCGCAACATTGAAGAGATTAAGTCTCTGGAAGGTATCAGCGTTCTGTGGCTTGAAGAGGCCCACGCGCTGACGGAATACCAGTGGAAGATACTGGAGCCAACCATCCGTAAAGAGGGCTCAGAGTGCTGGTTTATCTTTAACCCCGGACTAGTGACTGATTTCGTGTGGCGTAACTTTGTGGTCGATCCGCCAGAGGATACGCTGATACGCAAAATCAACTACGATGAAAACCCGTTTTTATCCGACACCATGCTGAAGGTTATCGAAGCCGCCAAACGTCGGGATCCGGATGGGTTTAAGCACGTCTACGAAGGCGTGCCAGAGTCAGATGATGATGCGGCCATTATCAAGCTGTCATGGATTGAGGCAGCTGTGGACGCCCACAAAGTCCTTAATTTCGAACCGAGCGGGCGTAAGCGCATTGGTTTCGACGTTGCCGATAGCGGCGCCGATAAGTGCGCTAACGTCTATCGTCACGGCTCCGTTGTGTACTGGGCGGATGAGTGGAAAGCGAAAGAAGACGAATTACTGAAAAGCTGCCAGCGTACGTATCAGGCGGCGCTGGAGCGCGATGCTGATATCGTCTACGACTCAATCGGCGTTGGAGCATCTGCTGGCGCTAAATTCTCTGAAATTAATGAGGATCGTAAGCGCGAAAACATGAACGCATCCCGTATCAACTATCAGCGGTTCAATGCTGGCGCTGGTGTGAATGAGCCGGACTACGAATACATTGGCATCCCGAACAAGGATTTTTTCGCCAACCTCAAAGCGCAAGCCTGGTGGCTGGTAGCGGATCGCTTCCGTAATACCTTCAACGCGGTAAAGAACGGTGAGCAGTACCCGGTAGATGAGCTGATAAGCATCGACTCATCCTGTCCACTACTGGAAAAACTCAAGCTGGAGCTTACCACTCCGCACCGTGACTTTGACAAAAACGGGCGCGTGATGGTGGAAAGCAAGAAAGACCTCGCCAAGCGCGATGTGCCATCGCCGAACGTGGCCGATGCGTTCATCATGGCGTTTGCTCCAACCGATACGGCAATGGATATCTGGGAAGCGCTGGGAAACAGCTAAATACCCGGAAATAAGCGTTTCACGCAAAATTACCGCTATTCATTTTTTGACCCTGTTTATGCATGTTTTATTCACGCGCTTTTAGCCACTTATCCCGGATAAATAAGCCTTTGGCGGACATTTCATCATGGGAGGGATCCGGCTGGTGCGGGTAACAGTCATTATGTTAAATCGGGTCGTTTTTTAACAAATTATCCTATCCGCCACGAGTATCGAAATAGCCGGAGAATAGTCACCATGGCGAAGAAAACAGGACGAGTCGCCACGGCGGATTCGTACGATAACTTTGTTGCCCGTGTCGGTATGCAGCAGCCTAACCAGCATGCCGCATCGACCTACAGGGCGAACTATACCAGCCGCAACCGCCTGCTCATCGAGTGGGCTTATCGTTCCTCATGGATTATTGGTGCCGCTGTCGATTCGAAAGCGGACGATATGACCAAAAAGGGCGTACGGATCACCAGTGAAATTGACCCGAAACGTCGTGGCATTCTGGAATCGCGGTTCGATGAGCTTCAGCTTTGGGATTGCATCAACGAGACGCTGAAATGGTCCCGGCTGTATGGCGGGGCGGTGGCGCTGATTCTGATTGAAGGTCAGGCACCTCTGACGCCGCTGGTGCTGGATAAGGTTGGCAAGGGCAGCTTTAAAGGTCTAGCTGTACTTGACCGCTGGATGATTAACCCACAGCTCACCAGGCGCATAAAAGCGCTTGGGCCTAACCTCGGCAAGCCTGAATTCTACGACATAGTGACGACGGCGCAGGGGCTTCCTGCATGGACGGTTCACCACAGCCGCCTGATTCGTATGGATGGTGTGAAACTGCCTTACCAGCAGAAAGTCACCGAGAACGAGTGGGGTATGTCCATAGTCGAGCGTATTTTTGACCGACTGACCTCCTACGACAGTACCAGTGTTGGCGCTGCCCAGTTGGCATACAAAGCGCACCTGCGAACGGCAAAGATTAAAAAATTGCGGGAGATTATAGCCGTAGGCGGTAAGCCATATGAAGCGCTGATCAAAAACATGGAGATGGTCCGCCAGTTCCAGACGAACGAAGGCATGTCCCTGTTTGATTCGGAGGATGAATTTGAAACCCATTCTTATTCTTTCGCGGGCCTGTCTGACCTGCTTAGCGAGTTTAAAGAGGATATCGCGGGTGCTGTTGGCATTCCTCTTGTCCGCCTGTTCCGCCAGTCACCGAAGGGTTTTTCAACCGGTGACGCTGACCTCGCGAACTACTATGACGACGTGGGAACGCTTCAGGAGCGAGATTTACGGCCTCACATCCGCCTGTTATTCGATGTACTGCATCGCTCAGAGTTTGGCGAGCCGTTGCCGGAAGATTTCACCTTTGAGTTTAACCCCCTGTGGCAGATGAGCGACACCGATCGCTCCACGGTGGCGACCAACACAACTACCGCTCTGGCAACCGCGGTTCGTGATTTGGGCATGTCCCCGGCTGCTGCGCTGACCGATTTGCGCGAGCTGTCTGACGTTACCGGCATCGGTGCTTCAATTAGCGATGAGGATATCCAGAATGCGGCGAAACAGTGGCAGGAGACTGAATCTGAAACCAGCCCTCCGCCGCCGATCGGAGGTCCAGTATCAGAAAAGCCTACTGGCGATAGTCGACCAGATAAATCAAATCGTCACGGGTTCCTACGATGGTTCACAGGCAAGCGCTGAGAGCATTGCTAAATCGCTTGTTGACTACTCCGGGGTGATCGACGACTGGGCCGAAATGGTCGGTCGAAAGATGTTTGCCCAGGTGGAGCGAGAAGAGTGGAATCAGTGGCGCTCTGTTTCGGAAGAAATATCCGCTGGTCTGCGTGACGTGATTGGTAACACTCCTGTCGGCATGGTGGCGCAAGACATCGTTTACCGACAGATTCGCTACATGAAGTCTCTGCCATTAGAGGCGGCCGGACGTGTCAGGGAAATTCAGGAGCGTGCGATACAGGCTGTCATCCATGGTGAGCGCCCCGATCAGCTTTACGAGATGATCATGCAATCCGGTGACGTGGCGGCCAGCAGGGCGCGGATGATAGCCCGTACCGAGATAGGCCGCGCCACTACCGCATTAACTCAGGCTCGGGCGCTGTCAGTTGGCTCTGAGGGGTACTGGTGGCGCATCAAGGGGACTGGTACCAGGCCATCGCACCGAGGAATGAAAGATAAATTTGTGCGCTGGGATAACCCGCCGACGCTTGACGGTATGACCGGCCACGCCGGATGCCTGCCGAACTGCGATTGCTGGCCAGAAGTGCAAATACCTGAACCGAGAAAGTGAAAAACACGGCTTATCCCTGCCAATCTGGCTGAACTATCAGACCCGCAAAATGTTATCAAAATGTTGTGATGCAAAAGAGGCCGAAATCGCCCACTAAATCGGGACTTTTGCGGCCTTGTCAGGACATTTTAATTCAGTCCATTTTCGTTGGTGCGGGTAAGAACCATTATGTTAAATAGCCCGCTATTTTGAACAATTAACCCTTAACCGAAGGTCGCCTCTGAGCGGCCTTTTTTGTTGCCCGAAGAGGTGAGAATGAAAAAGGTCCATATCGAATCAAAACGAGCCGGTGACCGCCAGGTTATCGAAATATCGATGGGTGGCATCACCGCTCGTTATCGCGCTATTGGCGAGCTCTCAGAGTTAAAAGCCACAGGTCGCGGTAACGTACGTCAGGTTAAATCGCTGCTTCGTGAGTTCCTTCGTAATCAACTCTTGGGTGACAGCAATGGTGCGCATCAATTTCGTTGACGAGGACAGGTGGATCACCGTCCACCCCGGCGGCGGGACGGGGACGCCGGTTTTGATTGGCGAGGATGGGGTTATCAAGGCTGGTATGGGCGGGAAATTTAACGGACAAAGTATATCCGAGACAAAGAAGCCCGACGTTAAGTCAGAAAAATCAACGCCAGTACCTGAATTGACAAAGCAGAAACCAGAGTTTGAGGGTAAGTACAAGATTAGCCTCAACGAAAAACAGAGCGTTGCTTACCGAAGTTGGAAGGCTGAGCTGGAAAAAACACCTAAAAACGACAGTGACGCCAGATTCAACGCCGAGATCCGCCAGCTTTTCAGTGAAGCCCCACACGACAAGGAGGCAAGAGCTTTGTTGCTGAGATTTCTGAGCAACAACCCAAGAGCATTTTTGGAGATGTCTCGTAGATATCGACACAAAGCAGGGGGAACTGGCGATGCCGATATGGGACGACACACAATGAAATATTTCTTCAAAACCCGCCTGGGAAATACGCGATTCCAGCTCGCTGATGGGTCAGTCCTGTTTAAGGACGTCCCGATCGCAAGGACTGGTGAGCAGGTATATGGCGCTGAGGAGCTGCCTGACCTGCAGCCTGATAGCCACGGACTCATAACCGTACAGCGCACGCCTGAAGAAGTTTTCAGAGAGCGCACTATCGCATCGTTTGAGGGTATGGCCGTCACGATAGGCCACCCCAAAGACTTCAGCGGAAACATCATCTTCGTCACGCCAGAAAACTGGCGGCAACTCTCTAACGGGCACATCCAGAACGTTCGCCGAGGCGCGGGTGATAAATCAGACCTGCTGCTGGCGGACGTCATTGCCAAAACGCCTGAGGCCATTCAGGCAGTGGAGAACGGCGACGAAGAGGTGAGTTGCGGTTATGACGCTGACTACCGACAAATCTCGCCGGGCATCGCAGAGCAGTACGCGATAACCGGTAATCATCTGGCCTTTGTCCCTAACGGGCGGGCTGGTTCACGTTGTGCATTGGGAGACGCTATGCCGAGCACTACTAAAAACTGGTTTACCCGGCTGTTGAAGGCCCGTAAAACCAACGATGCCGCCGAAATGGCGAATCTTATCGACAACCCGCCTGATGATGTCACGGGCGATAACGATGTATCGACCTCTATGACACCCGGCGGAGTGATCATTAACCTTGCGCCGCAAAATCCGCTTCCCGGCCCGGCATTGCCTGGTACCGGCGATGGCGAGGAAGAAATTCCTGCATGGGGTAAGGCGCTGATTGAGGCGGTTGCCAAGCTTACGCCTGCGGCAACCGCTCCTGGCACCGGCGATGCCGAGGACGAAGAGGAGAAAAAGGAAGAAGAGGGTAAAGTTACCGGCGACGCCGCTTACCGTGCCGATCTGATTCAGCCAGGCATCCAGTTGCCAGAGAAGGCGAAGCCGACAGCATTCAAGCGCCAGGTGCTCGCCTCTGCCGATCAATCTCTGGTGCACTCTATTGTCGGTGATGCCGATATCAGCAAACTGAAAAAAGCGACCGTTGATATGGCATTCAATGCCGTGTCTGAAGTGGCGAAAAACCGCAATACCGCAGCCAAGACCGTTGACGGTTTCCGCAACATCAATTCCAACACAACCAAAACCATCGCGGAGATTAACGCTGCCGCGAAGGAACTCTGGACTAAACGCTAACGAGGCAACCAATGGACAACACATTTCTCTACCGGATGCCTGCAGGCATCGCCGGTGCAATCTCTCGTCCGCAGGATCTGACGGTTGAACCTCAGACACTGGACAGCGCGAAGGCATTCGCCGCATACGGCCTCGCCGGGAAGTTCTCCGCAGGTAAGTTTGTGCCGATTGAAGCGGCTGACACGGATGCTGTTGTTGTGGGCATCTATGTTCGCCCGTACCCGACAGCCTCCCAGCCTGACAAAGTGCGTCAGATTGGTACCGGGTTTAACTTTGCCGGTGACTGCATGAAGCGTGGCTATGTGACAGTGAATATCGGTGTTGATGCCAGCTCTGTGGCACTTGGCGGTGCTGTGTTTATGCGTGTAGCAACGCCGACCGCATCCAGCCCGTTAGGTGCCTTCCTGGCTGCCGAAGACGGCGCGAACACTGTGCAGATCACCAATGCTTACTTCAATGGCCCCGGCGACACGAACGGCAACATTGAACTGGCCTTTAACATTTAAGGAAATCGCAAATGCCAATGACATTTGACCAGGCAACAGTCGACAGTTCTGGTACCTTTCTCATTCACGAGCTGGAACGCCTCGATCAAACGCTGAACCTGCCGCTGACCTCCCAGACGTGGAGCCGTGATATTCAGCTGCGTGAAGACGTTTCTATCGCTGACGAAATCAGCTCCTTCACCAACACCACCTTTGCCGCTGCCGGTACACCTAACGCCAACGGTAAAAACTGGATCAGCCCGCTGGCAACAGCAATTGCCGGTATCAACGTTGATATCGAGAAGAAAGGCTTCCCGCTTGAGTTATGGGGCATGGAGCTTGGCTGGACCGTTATTGAGTTGAATGCTGCGGCACAGGTCGGGCGTCCTATCGATACCCAGAAGTACGATGGCATGCAGCTTAAGTGGAACATGGATACCGATGAGCAGGTTTATATCGGTGATGCGGCGAAAGGCGCTAAAGGGCTGCTTAACCTGTCTCAGGTGACGCCGACCAACGCGACCAAAACGTGGGCGACCTCCACCGCCGACGAAATCCGCGCCAGCATTAACCAGGTACTGAGCAATGCATGGGCTCGCTCCGCTTACTCCAAAGTGCCGGAAGATTTGCTGATCCCGCCTGAGCAGTATTCGTTCATTGCGAGCACCATCGTTTCCAGCGCCGGTAACCAGTCTCTGCTGACCTATCTGGAGACGAACACCATCGCCTACCACCAGAACGGCAAGCCGCTGAACATTCGTCCGGTTAAATGGATGAAAGGTCGCGGTGTGGGCGGTACTGATCGCATGGTGGCATATACCAACGATAAGAAGTTTGTGCGCTTCCCGATGGTCCCGCTGCAGAGCGTCCCGATCCAGTATCGCGGTCTGTATCAGTTGGTGACCTACTACGGCAAGCTGGGCGCGGTTGAGCCGGTTTACCCGGAAACCCTGAACTACATGGATGGCATTTAATCCAGATACAGCCCCTTCACAGGGGCTTCTTTCTAAGGAATTCCGATGAAGAAAATCTATGTACTGACCGCGTTCAATTTCAACGACGGTGCGAAAATCACCCCCTTCTCTGCAGGCTTCCATGAAGTAGATGACGCAGTGGCAGAGCACTGGTTTGTAAAAGCGCATTGCTCGCCAGATGGCGAAGCGCCAGCGGTGGTTGATGATCCGCGCATCGCTGAACTGGAAGCGCAGATTGTTGAGAAAGATGCGCGCATCGCTGAACTGGAAGCGCAGTTGCCGGAGACCGCAGCCAATGGCAAGAAATCAAAGTCTGCCGACGCCTGAGCAGTTCAGAGCAGCATTTCCGCAGTTCGCTGACGAAGCAAAGTACCCCACCCCCATGATTCAAGCGAGGCTTGCTCTCGCTGATGCCCTGTTGAGTGAATCGCGCTTTGGCGTGGATATCTTTCCCTACATCGTCGGGCTGTATGTTGCTCACTACATGTACCTTTACGCCGCTGATATGCGTGGCGTTGCTGTTGGTACTGCTGGTGGGGTAAATAGCGGCATACAGACTTCGAAATCAGTGGATAAGGTTTCTGCCAGTTATGACGCCAGCGCAACCCTGGACCCAAACGCCGGTTTCTGGAACAACTCCCGTTACGGATCAGAGTTCTGGGAATACCTGATGATGTTTGGTGCCGGAGCGGTTCAACTGGGGATGCCGGAATGAAAAGCGGGCTCACAATACGGGAAGACAATTACAGCAGCGTTCTGGATGCGCTGAAGCAGTTATCGGGCACTGATGTGCTGGTTGGTATCCCTGCTGGCCCTCCGCGCGACGATGCGCCGCTGAGCAATGCTGAGCTGGGGTATCTCCAGTCCACCGGGGCAACCGTAGAGATAGACGGGGAGACCGTTACTCTGCCGCCAAGGCCATTTCTGGACATGGGTATTGAGGATTCGCGGGATAAAACGACCGAGCGTTTAAAGCTGGCCGCTCAGTCTGCGCTTGAAGGTAAGGCAGATGTGGCGTCGATGCATCTTGAAGCCGCAGGCCAGATTGCGCGTGATGCCTCAAAGGCTGTCATTGAGGCAGGCGATCGTCTGACCCCGCTATCTGAAAAGACCATCAAGAAGCGCAGAGAAATGAAACCGCCTATCCCTGGCGATAAGCCGTTGCGTGCCCGCGGATTCCTTTTCAGAGCGATTCAGTATGTCGTGAGGAAAAAATAATGCCGTTTCTCGATGTGACTGATGTTCTGCTTGATCCGGACTTTGTCGACCTGTCGCTGGTGTGTTATCGACAGGTGCAGACAGTGGACGAAGATAATTTTCCGACCAATACCGCGCAGGCTATTCCGTTCTCTGGCGTCGTAACCGTCGACCGCTCGCTTGAAGCTAAGCGAATGGCCGCCGGACAAAACATCAATGGCGCCATCCTCATTGTTACCCAGTTCAGGCTAACTCAGGGGATGCCTGCCAGTGACTCAACGCCAGAACTCGACGCTGATATCGTTTTATACAGCGGCAGACGGTACCGCGTGACCTTTGTCGATCCTTACACCCGATACGGGGCCGGGTTCGTTCAGGCCCATTGCGAGCTGCTGGAGTTTAACGGAGGGATTCCCGTTGAGTAACGACAGCACAGAGCCTGGGTATCTAACCCCCGTCGGGGATGCTCCTGATTACGATAAGGAACTGGAAAAGCAACTGAGTCGCTGGGTAAGAGGCGTGACGGGAATATCAGTTAACCTGGTATTGCCCCGGTTTACCGATCCCCAGTCAAAAATACCGCCGAACGGAGAGACATGGTGCGGCTTTAACTTCTCCACGCTCTCACGTCCCGGCACACCTGCAAATGTCCAGTTAAGCGAAGAGCAGAGCGAACAATGGTCATGGGAGAGCATCCAGGTGCTTTTCTGTTTCTATGGCCCCGGCGGTTCCGGGATGGCCACGCGGTTTCGCGATGGAATATTTGTAGATCAAAATGCAGATACGTTGCGACGAATCGCAGGTTTGTCGCTGGTGGGCGCTGATGATATACGAAACCTCCCCGAATTGATCAACAACCAGTGGGTGCGCCGGTATGACCTTGCCGTGACCCTTTCCCGCAAAAACACCCGTACCTACAACGTTAAATCTGTCGTTGACCCTAACGTCACGATAGTTACCGGAGACTAAAATGGAAAAAGGGCTTCCCCTTAACCGTATCACTAACGTGACGGTGACGCTTTCCGCACGGGCCGCGCAGGGGCGCAATTTTGGCTCGATGCTCATCCTGGGCGACTCAACTGTTATTCCGATTTCTGAGCGGTTGCGCCTTTACTCCAGCGCTGATGATGTCGGCGATGACTTTGGTGTAGACAGCCAGGAATATGCAGCGGCTGTTATCTGGTTCTCCCAGCAACCGCAGCCGACTCTTGTGTATGTCGGTCGCTGGGCAAAAACGCTGGCCACTGGCGAAACAGGCAGCGCAGAAAGCCTCCTGCAGGCGGTTAACGCTTTGCTGGACTGGAATTCATGGTATGGCCTTCATCTTGCCGTGCCGGTAGCTGATTATCCTTCCGACACCGACATTATCAGTGTGGCTGCTGCTATCGAAGCTGCGAGCGTATCGCGCATCTTTGGCGTTACCTCTGCTGATTCAACGATTCTTGAATCGGCCACCACGACGGATCTGGCTTCTAAGCTGAAAGCAGCGAAATACAGCCGTACCTTTATCCAGTACTCGACCAGCAGCCGCTATGCTGCGCTGTCCTCGTTTGCGCGTGCGTTCACTGTTGACTTCACTGGAAGCAACACGACGATCACCCTCAAGTTTAAACAGTTGCCGGGCGTTACCTACGAAACCCTGGGTACCTCGCAGGCTAATAACCTGGAAGCGAAGAACTGCAACGTTTACGTGTACTACGAAAACGATACAGCGATTCTTGAACAAGGCGTTATGGCAAACGGCGATTTCTTCGACGAGCGCCATGGCCTCGACTGGTTGCAGAACGCCGTGCAGACAGCTGACTACAACACGCTCTATACGAGCACAACCAAAATCCCCCAGACCGACGCCGGTACCACAACCCGTATCGCCAACATTGAGCTGGTGCTTGATAAGGCTTTGCAAAACGGTCTCTTTGCGCCGGGTAAATGGACTGGTGGCCCGATTGGCCAGCTCAATACCGGCGATATGCTGACGAAAGGCTATTACACCTGGGCTGAAAACGTTGATGACCAGCTTCAGGTCGATCGCGAAGCGCGGAAAGGTGTGCCAATTCAGGTTGCCGGGAAACTGGCCGGAGCCGTTCATTACGGCACCGTCGCAATCACGGTCGTGCGCTAAGGAGCCATAGATGTCTACGTATTCGTTTCTTGATGTTTCGGCCTCTCTCGCAGGGCCTACAGGGTTAGTTGAGCTTGGCTACGGCTCAGCGAACGCAGAAGAGGGCATTACTGTCACAATGACAGAGGCCAAAAACACCATGACCATCGGCGCCGATGGCGAGGTGATGCACAGCCTGCACGCCGGAAAGAGCGGCACTATCACGGTAACTTTGCTGAAAACCTCCCCGGTAAACAAAAAGCTCTCGCTGATGTACAACGCACAGAGCCTGTCCTCGGCGACGTGGGGCAATAACGTCATAGTCATTCGCAACAAAGTATCAGGTGATACCACTACAGCGCGTTCTTGTGCTTTCCAGAAGCAACCCGATCACGCTAACGCCAAAGTCGGCAATACGGTTTCCTGGGTCTTTGACTGCGGCAAGATTGATCAGCTGCTTGGGGAGTTTTAACAGATGGAATTTGAAATCAAAGGCGTTAAATACCGCACCGCAAAGCTCGATGTTTTCCAGCAGTTGAAGGTTAGCCGCAAACTGCTCCCGGTGCTGGCCGGGTTGGTTTCTGACTTTGGCACGCTGAAATCCATGATGGTCAGAGACAGTGAGGGTAAGCTGGTTTTCGGTGAGAAAAGGGCGTTCGACGCTCTGGATATCGTTTTGCCGAAGATTGCCGATACGCTGGCGGCGCTGCCGGAAGAGGACGTTAACGCGGTTATTCATCCGTGCCTCGGCGTTGTTATGCGCCAGCATGAAAAAGGGTGGGTGAAAATTTTCGATCAGGGCGCGCTGATGTTCGACGATATCGACCTGTTCACGATGCTACAGCTGGTGGCGCGGGTGGTCGCCGACAGCTTGGGAAATTTTTTGAAAGAACTCCCCGGCAGCGGGACGCCTACCCAGCCATAGGTCCCGTCCTGGAATCCATGCCAGAAGGTGAGGATTTCCTGATGCGCCCGGTGGATGCCGGGCTCATCCCTTACACCGCCCTGAAAGATGGGTCAGTCGATCTGGCTGATATTGCCCGTATGAATGACTGGCTGGACCTGAAAGCCGATAACGAAAACCGTATAGCGAAATGGAGAGAGGCTAATGAACGCTGAAACGCTCAAGGACTTTCTGATCTCGCTTGGGTTCAAAGTTGATGAGGCTGGCGCCAGAAAATTCGATGCCGTCGTTGCCGGGACAACGCTTAAAGCGATTGAGCTGGGCGTCAAAGTTGAGGCGGCGGCGCTTTCCGTCGTTGCATTCACCGCGAAAATTGCCAGCGGTCTCGACGACCTGTACTGGGCCTCTCAGCGCACAGGCGCGACGGTGGAGGGCATTAAGCAGATTGGGTATGCGGTTAGTCAGGTTGGCGGCAGTGTCGACGGTGCCCGCGGCTCTCTCGAAAATCTTGCCCGGTTCATGCGTAACAATCCCGGCGCTGAGGGTTTCCTGAACCGGCTGGGGGTTCAAACGCGTGATGCCAGCGGCAACATGCGGGATATGGCGACGATCTTTACCGGCGTCGGCCAGCGTCTTAGCAGCATGCCGTATTACCGCGCGAACCAGTACGCTCAGATGCTGGGTCTGGATGAAAACATCCTGATGGCAATGCGTCGCGGTATCGGCCAGTTTAGCGGCGAATACACTGCGATGGCGAAGGCGATCGGCTATAACGCCGATTCGGCCGCCGTCAGCTCTAATAAATTCATGACCTCGCTGCGCTCCTTTGGGCTGATGGCAGGCATGGCGCGGGATAAAATCGGCTCCAGTCTCGCTGATGGACTTGCTGGCTCTCTGGACAGGCTGCGTCGACAAATTCTGGAAAACTTCCCGAAAATTGAAGGCGCGATAACCGGTACCGTGAAAGGCATTCTCTGGGCTGGCGAGATGGTAGGCAGGGTAATTTACCGCCTCATCCAATTGGGTCAGAGTATCAGCGACTGGTGGGACTCTCTTGATAAGCAGTCGCAGCAGCTGATCGAACTAATTGGAGCGCTAACCGCAGCGTGGTGGATGCTCAACCGCGCTATGCTCGCATCGCCGATTACGTGGGTTCTCGGTCTAGCCGCTGCCATCGCTTTGCTATGGGAGGATTACCAGACCTGGAAGGAGGGCGGTAAGAGCCTCATTGACTGGGGGAAATGGAAGCCTGAAGTAGACGCAGCACTGAAAATGGTCGGTGACCTGAAACAGACTGTCCTCGATCTCGGAAAAGCGCTGGCAAAGCTGCTCAATATCGACCCTAAATCCTGGTCTTTAAAATGGGATTTCAGCAACTTCATTACCCAGATGGGTGAGTTTAGCAAGATGCTGAGTATGATCGGCGACCTGCTTAACGCTATCAAAGACGGTCGCTGGTCGGATGCTGCAAGTATTGGCAAGGCTCTTCTCAAGCAAGGCAGCGATCAACCTGACGCCCTTCCTGGTGTAACCAGTAGCGCAGTCAATGCGCGAGGTAAAGTTCTGGGATTTTGGGAGGAGGTTAAATCCCGCTTCAGTGATGGCGGCTGGTATCAGCATGAGCAGAACACGCTTGCAGATCGCAACAATAACCCCGGCAATATTCGGCCCGTAGGCGGTGGTGGCTTTCGTGCGTTTGGTTCTGCGCTGGAAGGCTGGGAGGCCATGAAAAACCAGCTCATGCGGTACTTTACGGGTAAAACGACCGGGCGCCGTCTACAGACTATCATGGATATCGTCAGCACTTGGGCACCTGCGGCCGATAACAACGATCCTGCCAAATATGCCCGTGATGTTGCTGGCTGGATGGGTGTATCGCCGACGGCAGCATTAAACCTGTCCGACCCCAATACGATGGCTATGCTCATGCAGTCTATGGCCCGCAAAGAGGGATATTCGAACTGGAATAGCCCACTTGCCCATCAGGCTGCTGGAGCGCAGGTGAATCAGCAAAACACCTACAACATCTATGGCGGTAATGCTCAGGAAATTGGGCAGGAAGTCAGTCGCCGCCAGCTTGATGCTAATGCCAGGGTGCTGAGAAATAACCAAACTGGAGCAGGATGATGGATATTCTTTCTACTCTCTTTCAGCAGCAGAGCAGGCGGATCGGGCTGATAGTCCCCAGTGTTGTTATTTCAGAAAAGCACGATGACTCTCTTGAAATAACCGAGCATCCCGTAGAGGTCGGCGCAGCAATTTCCGACCATGCATTTCGGCGTCCTTCGGAAGTGGTAATGCAGGTTGGTTTTTCTGGTGGCGGTTCCTTACTTGACTTCGTAGATACATCTTCTCTCGGGGTGAGCGTAGGTATTGGCCCGAAGGAGACGTATCAGGAGCTGTTAAATCTGCAGAGCAGCAGGGTGCCTTTAGATGTGGTGACCGGTAAGCGGATTTACACCAATATGCTGATCCGTGCGCTTGAGGTCACTACCGACAGGACGTCGGAAAATATTCTCTCTGCTGTGCTGACGCTCCGGGAAGTGATTATCACAAGCATAACCACCACGCAGGTGGCTCCAAAGTCCAATATGAAGTTAGGGGCGAACACCTCAGCCGTACAAAACTCCGGGGTGAAAACGCCAGTGCAAAAAAATGAATCAATATTGAGCCGGTTAAGTGGCTTTGTAGCGGGAGGGTAAATGACGATCAGCGAAATCCCTCTTTCCCCGGAAAACCAGCGATTCTCCATATCCGTGGCAGGTCAAAATCTACAAATGGCTGTGACCTGGCGTGCTGCTTTCTGGTGTCTGGATATTATGGATAGCAGCGGTACGGACCTGATAAAGGGGATCCCGCTTATCACCGGCGCCGACCTGCTGGCGCAGTATCGCTATCTCGGGCTTGGCTTTTCCCTTTATGTGGGCTGTGACAACCAGTCCAGCGAAAATCCCACTGAGGCCGATTTGGGGATTTACAGCCATCTTTATGCGGTAACGGAGTAAAAATGTCTCAGAACTGGATGCGGCACTTCGAATTGCAGTTAGTTGATTCGAAGGGGAACGCTACTGATTTTGGTGGCTTCAAGGTCACTTTTACTATCGACTGGTTTAACCTCAGCAGCGAAACGCGAGTAGGTACTTTCAAAATCTACAATCTTTCAGCTGATACCGTAAATCGGATCGTCGGTGAGGAATTCTCCCGGATTAGGGTTATTGCTGGTTACGATGGTATTGCAACTGATGTTCCCGCCAGCCAGGTTGGTGTCGTCAGAACGGTAAACCCTGATGAAGTCGGGCAAATGGATGGTCGGAATTACGGGCTGATTTTCGACGGGGAAATCCGGTACACCATCACAGGGAAAGATAACCCCGTTGATAGCTTTGTCCTCATTCAGGCGGCTGATTCTGATCGGGCATTCGCTACCTCGATCACTGCGCAGACGCTGGCGGCTGGCTATACGGTCTCTGACGTCAATGCAGTGCTAATGAAGGACTTCAACGCTAACGGGGCCACAGAAGGGAATACCCCTTCCATGCCTGCAACGGTGTTTCCTCGCGGCAGGGTGCTTTTTGGTATGACCAGGCATCTGATGGATAACGTCGCCGAGCAATGCAAGGCTGACTGGATGTTTGTCGACGGTAAGCGGGAAATGGTGGCGAAAAATGAGGTTGTTCACGAAGCCATTAAGCTGAATAGCGCCACTGGCCTTGTGGGTATGCCTCAGCAGACCATTGGTAGCGGTGTTAACGTCCGTTGCCTGATTAACCCTAACATCCGCGTTAATGGCCTGATCGAGCTGAATCAGGCTTCTGTGTTCCGTACCGTGCTGGGGAATAACGATATCGCCATGACCCAAGGGCGTATCACTGATCAGAACAACAACGGAAACATCACCATTGAAGGCACGACTGCGCAGCCTGCCAGTATTGCGACTGACGGCGTTTATATTGTCCGTGGCATTATGTACACTGGCGACACAAGGGGCCAGCCGTGGTACATGGATATGATGTGTGAAGCGCGTGGGTCCACGGATCTTTACTCCCAAGGCGCACTTAATCGGGGATAAAAAGTGAAAATCTTCACCATCGTTTTTATCGCATTCGCATCCTTTGGGGCTACCGCCGGTGGCTTCACATCATATTGTGGACCTTACACTTTAGTAGCAAGGGAAGGTGATGTAAGCATTATCAATGGAGAGCGAGTCACCTCTCAGAAAATAAAATTATTGGGGGAGGACGGCATCAAGATAGACATGGGGCTGATGCCTGCCAAAGACGGCAACAACTACGGCTTTCAGTACATCCACCGTCCTGGTAGTGAATCTCGCTTTCTGAACGTCCAGCTTCTGCAAAACAGTATGGATGCCCCGAAAATCATCGGGTCGTTCCCCTGCAGAAAGGTGCCCAGCTAATTATGTATCACGTTAAATTGTTAACTACTTTGCTTTTATGCTCTCCCCTTTTTGCTTTTGCTTCTGGGGCGTCCGGCCCGCCAATAAATATAATTTGCGGTAAAGATAATTACATATTATATGAGAGTGTAAATTATCAGCACGCAGCAATTAAAAATGGCGTATTGATGAGCGATACCAAAGGGTTTTCAAATCCCTATGAAGATGACGAAAACGCCATTATTTTTGAGTTTGATGAATGGGGGCAGAATGGAGGCATTCACGTGCATCATTTTCTCGTATTCAATACCATTCATAAAACGATGACGCTGCAAAAGCGTACTCTTGATGCCGATAATCTACCAAGAGGTGACGGCACCACTGAAAAATGCAAGCTTAAAAAATAACCCGCTCCGGCGGGTTTTTTAATGCCCGGAGTAAAGCAAATGGCGGTATCCGATAAAACCCGCAGTGGGGCGCTTGCGGAGGTTCTGGCGTCAGAGAGAAGGACGCTCAACGAACAACTTCGCGTTGCAATGCCCGGCATCATCCAGTCTTTCGATCCTGACGCAGTGACCGCCGTAGTGCAGCCGGCGATCCGCTACATCGAGCGCGATAACGACGGCAACAAATTAACTAATGATTATCCACTGCTGGTGGACGTTCCTGTCGTTTTCCCTCGAGGTGGAGGCTGCACGCTGACTTTTCCTGTTAAGGCTGGTGATGAATGCCTTGTTATCTTTGCAGACCGCTGTATTGATTTCTGGTGGCAAAGCGGAGGTATTCAGGAGCCGGTAGACGAGCGAATGCATGATTTATCCGATGCCTTCTGCATTGTCGGTCCGCAGTCGCAGGCGAAGAAAATCGGCGGTATCAGCACCAGTGCGGTAGAGCTGCGCAGTGATGACGGGGAAACAAAGTTGAGCCTTAATCCTGCCAGTGGAGCTATCAACGGCACGGCGCCGGGAGGTTTTAACCTGAACGGGCTTAAAATTCTCTCGGACGGCCGCCTGCAACTGGTGGATGGCTCAATCGTCGATAAGCATACGCATAGTGGTGTTGAGCATGGTGGAAGTGATACCGATCCGCTTGGGGGAGTGTGATATGCGATACCGTCGAGAAGATGGTGATGGAGACTACACCTTCGGCCAGGGCGATGATAACTGGCTTGTTAACTCTCCCGAGGCCGTCGCGCAGGCCATTAAAACGCGCTTCCTGCTCTGGTACGGTCAGTGGTTCCTCGATACCACAGCGGGCACGCCGTGGATTCAGTCAGTACTTGGCAAGCAAAACCCAGACACCTACAACCTCGCTATCCGCAAGCGGATCCTCGAAACGCAGGGAGTTAGCTCTATCACTGCATTTAATACCACCGTTGATGGCACTACGCGCCGTGTAACGTTCACAGCAACGGTGGAAACCATCTACGGGACAACCACAGTAACATCGGAGGCGTAATGTCTTTGGACCTCGACACACTCGGCTTATCGGCAACGGTAACCGCTGAGGGGATAAGTGCGCCCGATTATCAAACGGTACTGGATACCATAACGGGATATTTTCAGCAGATTTACGGCAGTGATTCTTATCTCGACCCCGACAGCAAAGACGGACAGATGGTGGCGCTGGTGGCTCTGGCCATTCACGATGCCAATAACACCGCCATAACAGTTTACCGCTCATTTTCCCCGTCGACGGCACTGAATGACGCACTGACGAGCAACGTCAAAATTAACGGTATATCTCGCCGGGCTGCGACAAATTCTACAGTCGATGAATTGCTGGTGGGCGAGCCAGGAACGATCATCACAAACGGTTCCGTTAAAGATACTAACGGTATCATCTGGAACTTTCCTGCACAGGTGGTGATCGGTATTGATGGGACGGCGATTGCTACAGCTACTTGCGGCACTTCGGGAGCAGTTGCTGCGTTGGCGGGTTCAGTTAATAAAATTAATACCCCGACGCGAGGATGGGTGTCAGCGACTAACCCACTGGCGGCCACTGTAGGTGTCGCTGCTGAAACTAATGCTGAACTACGTGTACGACAATCTCAGAGCATTGCCTTGCCATCTGTCACGCCATTTGAAGCTGTTGACGGAGCGATAGCAAACATTAAGGGCGTAACGCGTCACAAGCTGTATGAGAACGATCAGGACACACCTGATGCTAATGGCCTCCCTCCACACTCGATAGCCGCTATTGTCGAAGGAGGTGACGCAACAGTCATTGCTAACACTCTTCGCGGCGTTAAAGGTCAGGGATCCACACCATTTGGTAGTACGGTAATTATCGTTCCAGATAAGTACGGGAGCCCTCACCCTGTCGGATTCTCACGACCAGTTGATGTTCCTGTTTTTGTGAAAATTACCATCAGTCCACTGACGGGATACACCTCGCAGGTAGGGGACGAGATAAAAGCAGCCGTGGCTGCGTATATCAACTCGCTGGCCATTGGCGCCAGTGTCCTGCTGAGCCGCATTTACTCTCCGGCAAACCTGGGCGTAGTTAGCGGCGGAAATTCCAGATACTACGACATTACCGAATTGCTGATTGGTACTTCTTCGGCAGGGGTGGCAGCGACCAATATCGTAATAGATTTCGATCACTCCGCATCCTGCAGGGTTGCGGACATTAATCTGGAAGTGTCTGTATGAGTAAATACACTGACAGGATAACGAACTATCACGCAGGGAAACCTAAGTTTTTTGCACACATTGACCTCTCAACGCGACCGTTAATCGACGTTTCAGCTGCAATGACAGGCATGATTCAGGATTTTGACATTGATACCGCCATCGGCCAGCAGCTGGATATTTTGGGTGAATGGATAGGCCGCAAGCGCAGGGTCAGGACGCCTATCTCTGGCGTGTATTTCTCGTGGGATACAGAAAAACTTGGCTGGGACCAGGGCGTATGGCAGGGACCTTTCGATCCTGATGATGGGTTTCTTGACCTGAGTGACGAAGTTTATCGACTGGTGCTAAAAGTCAAAATTGCTATTAATAACTGGAACGGGCAGAACGACACATTGCCTGAGATTCTCGACAATGCCCTGACAGGATCGGGTATTCGTATGGCAATTGTCGATAATCAGGATATGTCCATTTCTATATGGATACTTCCTGACCCTACGGTTGTTATCAGTGAAATTGACAGGATGATTCTCGATAGTGCAGTTAATAAGGGGCCATTCATCGCATTACCTCCCGGTTACATTCCATCTCGTTATGACCTGAATCCCATCGATCAGGTTAATGCTGAACTGTGGTGGGCTATCCAAAACGGATATATGACCGTTAAAGCTGCGGGTGTAAAAGTGAGAGAAATACAGATGCCGTCAAATGGTGGTTATTCTTTTTTTGGTTTTGATGTAGATAACGAATATATATCCGGATTTGACTCTGGAAACTGGGGAGAAGATTTATAATGCCTACCAATGATTTTAAAGCTTTTGCAAATGGAAACAGCGCAAACGTAATTTCTCAGGCTGATTATTTAGCCCTTGCTGCGTTAGTTAGCGGATTTTCATCTGGTAAGGCTTCTTCAGCACAGGTGAATAAAGCTCTCAGGCAGGCTACGGTAATGGCTAACGTCCTTGCTCAATTTATCGCAGACTCAGCAAATGTAGATGTGCTGGATAACGGTAATACAGCAGCAATTCTTTCTAACCTTAAAAATAGTATGCCAGGTCGCCTTCTGGGTGTGCAAGTTGTCACCAGTAGCGCGCTAATTACTAAATCAGCCGGTGCAAAAAGATGGCGCATCAGAGCTCTGGGAGCGGGGGCTGGAAGTTCTGCTGCTCCGGCTACCGCCGCTGGGCAGGTTTCGATAAGTAATGGCGGCGGGGCTGGCGCATATGCTGAGGGCATCTACGATGTATCCGCATTATCATCGGCCACGGTGACGATTGGCAGCGGTGGCGTGGGTGGCACAGCAATTTCACCAAACGGAGGGGATGGTGGGACAACATCCGTAGGCACTCTTATCTCAGTGCCTGGAGGCAAGGCTGGATTGCCAGCAGGACCGGCCAACCCTCCATTCCAGCCTGTGGCAAATACAAACTCAAATAGCCCGACAGGGTGGAATATTATAGGTACTTCTGGATCTGGTTCTGAGGCAGCTGTTGCTGTATCCACCAGTTACGCTGCCGGATCTCGAGGTGCAAATAGCCAATTAGGGGTTGGCGGTTCTGTTCCGGCGATTAATACGCCTGCAAATACTGGTGGCGGTTACGGTTCTGGTGCGTCTGGCTGTTCTAATGGCGTATCACAACCTTTGAATCCCGGAGCATCAGGACGTGATGGAGTTGTTATTATTGAGGAGTATGCATAATGGATAATAATGCATGGGCAGTTATTGATAGTGATGGAATTGTCGTAAATATTATTGTCTGGGATGGGGCGGAGGAATGGATGTCGCCAGAGGGGATGACCGTAATAAAATGTGGTGATAAGCCATTTAGCATCGGAGGTTCATATAAAAATGGTGGCTTTACGCCTCAAACAGCAAATTAAAATCACTTTATAATATCCCCGGTGAAACTATGACCAGATATAATACGGGTTACCCTGTCCCATCTCCCGCTATGCCGGATGTGTGGGATAATAATGAAACGATAGATAGTTTTGTAAATTCACCTGAGAGCAGCGTCACCACCAGAACTGGAATAGTTCGTGACACCATGTTCGGAATGCAAAAAAAAGCAGACGAACAACGAATCGCCGCTTCGGTAGCATTGGCTGAACAAATGGATTCGCAGGAGTCAGCATTTAATGCGGCTCAAACTGACAAAGAGGATCGTTTCCAGGGATTTCTTAACAGTTCTGGTTATGTCTTTCTTGGTAACTATGAAAACGGTCCGTTCCAGTTCAGCGCACGCAATCAGTACATCCGTTATAACAACCAGTATTACCGCCTGAATGCTGCTACTGACATCGGATTTACTACAACTGGAACCGATGCAAACAGCTTCGCGAACGACGTTACCCACTTTGTTTTGATGGATGGTGACACGCTTCGCCAAAACCTGGGTTCAGGCGAAGTGGGTGTGGTTTATGTTGATTACGTTCATCTCATTAACGGTCCTTCCGTTACGATGGAGTATTTCATCGCAACCAGTGAGACAATGAATGATGCGTTTATCGCTGCCTGTGCGTCGGGTAAGTCGGTGTTGCTGCGCTCGGATGTGACCTATCAGGTTTCACGGAATGATTTTCCCGTAGCCAGAGGAACCAACCTGATAGCCACTGGCGGGAGTTACGCGACCATTGAGGCGCTCAGCCCGTTCGGTGACTACGGTCTGTTTGATATGAGTACGGAGAATGGTCTGAATGGCGGGCGATACAATATTTTTTACGGCCTGAAATTCCGCTATCCAAATCAGGTTAAAGCTATTGATGGCACGGTGATAACCAATCCTGTGGAATATCCACCTGTATTTCACGGCGGTGCATTTGAATCCCGGTTTATCAATCTGGATATGGGGAATGCCTATATGGCATTTCGCCTCGGCGGTGCCATGAATGGCCGGGATTTAGGCTCTGCGTCTCGTGTAGTTATTGACAACATTATCGGTTCGCCGATTTATCGCGGACTCAGCCTTGAGCAGGTGCGTGATTTGCCGGTGATTCAAAATATCCGCTGGAACTATAATTATCTTGCGGGAACGCAGTACGAATATGATCAGACACTGAAACAGTGGATGCATGATAATACGTGGCCGTATATATTTGGTCGTATCGACTGGGCAATCATTAAAAATATCTTCTCCTATGGATGCTTACGAGGGATTACAACCCTGTCCTCTCGCTACACAGGGTCAGCAGACAGGCTTAAGTTTATCGGGTGTCACTTCGATCACACAGTGTTTCCCCTTTACCTGCAAAACTTCTCAAGCAGAATAGATTTCTCGCTGTGCCATTTTGTTGGTGACAAGGATTCTAAATTTTCGCGTATTGCCCCCAATGTCTGTTATATCAATAACGTCGGTGATAGCAGTGCAGTAGTTGGCTTCGACACATGCACGTTTTACAACTTTACCTCCACCGTGTTACGAACAGATGGAACCAGAATTGAATTACGTGGTGGCAGTATTTCCAAATTCGGTTTTGATTCACAGGCTGACAGGGTTCGAAATGGCATAGAGCTGCTTTCCCCGACGACGATTAAAATCGTTGGAACCCGTATTGATGCCTCTTCCGGGACGCATACCCGCTGCGTGTTTGATGGTGAACAGGGGAATTCAACGCTGTATATCGGTGATGGTTCAGAGCTTACTGGTGCAACCTATGAATCCTATCGCTGGAATGGTGGTGTCACAGGAGGCAATAAAGAATACATCTCACGTGAAGCCGTCATCGAAGGTGCAACAACGGCGGTTAACGCTCGCGGCGTTCATTCGTTTTATCAGCAGAAATACGTTTACCCCAGCACCTCCATGCCAACTACCGGCTCATTCAAGGCCGGTGATGAAGTTACCAATATGTTTAAGCAAATACAGGGCGTAGCCGGTTCCCGTTACGTGATTACGAGCTGGCTACGCGTAACCACGGGCAGTTCACACGTCCTGAACGTTGACTGGGTCGCGCAGAAAGTTCCGACAGGGGATTAAAATGAGCATCACCGTTAAGCAGACAATAGTGCAACAGGTCTCAGCACCGTCTCTGGGTATTATTATTTCTGAGTCAGAAATATCAGTCAATATTACCTATACAGCAAAATCAGTCATGTTTCTTTCCGGGAATATGGCGACAGTGGAGTTTGAAACCTCCGTCGAGGGAGGTTTACAGACGGGGAGTCGGGTTATTGACTGCGCCTATTCCGGCAACGGAAATCCACTGGATGAAGCTGAGGCCGGACTAAAGGCGAAGATTGAAGCGCAGGAAGCCGCCAGAGACGCTGCCGCTAAGGAGGGCGCTGAAAATGAAAAAATCATCAGCGAACAAATGGCGCTCGCTGAGGAAATGGCTAAAGCGACTGAAGAAGCGCTGAAAAACCAGGTGCCTGAGTAA